GTCAACCTTGCCAGCGGTGTTGGCTTTACGCGCGGCGCTCTTGTAGTGCATGAAGGCGCTCTTATCCAGCGAGTAGCCCCACAGCCCGGTAAGGCGGCCGTTTTCGATGGTCGGCGCGGCAGAGACATCGCGTGTCTTCACTTCCGGCAGCGCGATAGTCTTCCAGTACGCGTTCGCGTCGATCAAGAAACCCACTTTGGTGACGTCCAGCGCGTTGATGCCCGCAGCGCCCATCAGCTTCGCGGTTTCCAGGTAATCGTCCACAGTCAAACCACCGGATGCCGAACGGCTGTTCGCAGTTGTGGTAACCAGGGCACTCTTGCGGAAACCGTTGAACAACAGGTACAGGTTTGTCGCCGTCTGAGCGGATCCGTTGCCAATATCGTTGATATTGGTAGACCCGGTTGTGGTGATGTCACCATCGATGATCGCGTGCACGAGCTGTTCAATACCGGCCAATTCCATCTGGCGGCGCAGCTGCGAAGCGAACATCACCAGGCTGTCTTCTTCCATCTCGCCGGAGTACATTGTGCGGGCGCCCATCTTGGCAATGGTGATCTGTTTCTTTTCGGTGCCCATCTTGGAGCTGGTGATACTGGTCGCAGGGCTGAGTGTGGTGTCATCGTCCGCGGTGGTTTCAGCCACTTTGTAGAAAGTGGGGTCGGCGCCTTCCAGCGGGATGGTATCGCTCGAATACCCTTGCGGGATCTCCATGGCATAGGGCATCAGCTTTTGCAAAACAACGTCACCCACGCGGATGGCTTCCCAGATAGCCTGTGAATATGCAGCCCCGATCCAGTCCGAACCATAGCCAGACTGGGCAGTGTTATTCAGCTCATCGGCTTTGATGCCGGCGCTTTTCATCGCGCGGCGTCCAAACTCGCCGTAATCGGACTTGTCTTCTTCCAGGCGGATGGCCAGGCACTTCAAAGCCGCGTCAGACGGGCCGGAGCTCAGGTTGGCCGCTTTGGCGGCATTCAAGATGCCCACCAGCACAGCCATATCCTTGGGTTCCAGGCTGTCAAACTTGCCATTTTCCGCCAGGTGAGTGACAGCGGGCATTCCAAACGGCAGCCGGTGGGACTTCAGGAATTCAGCTTCCTTTTCCTTCATCCCGGCAGCAACCTTTTCTTCCACCAGCTTGTCGATGGCAGCCTGATCAGCGGCCTTCTTTGCGTTGGCCGCTTCATTGGCGGCGATCCCGTCTGCGATCATCTTCGCAATTTCTTCAGGAGTCATTTCATTTTCCTCTTTCTTCATACTTAGTCCTCCCCCTCCGGGGGAGGTAGGTGGGGGCACTGCCTTGGCCGACGCGGACACCGCCGCCTCTGTCAGCTCCTCAGCAGGAATTGAAAAACTTTTGATCGAAACAACCCCATTCCGGGGTTCAATCGGCATTGTGGCCATTGTGGCATCCAGGCCAAGGCGAAAACAGGTAATCTTATTTGCCTTGCCAACCCGCACACTTTTGAACAAATGCTCAGCCGTCCCAGCGGACCACCCGAGCTTGCCCATTTGTGCCAGTTTTAGAACAGCCTTCTCATACTTATCCCTCAAGAAGAGCTGCCCTTTTATCCAAACGCCCACGTCATCGGTGGTCAATATCCCCTTACCGATGACCCGCGACCCGAGCTTCGGATCCTGCCCGTGGTGATACATAATATCGATCTCTTTATGGTCGCCATAGTCAGTATCTTTTGCGAAGAAGTCGCCCTGCAGATCGGTGTCATGCTCATTCGAGAACCTCACCAGGCAACCTTCCACCTCACCGGTAGGCAGCGCCTTCACAGATCCGCCAAAACCAACCAGCACATCTTCCAAATCCTGCCCATCTTCGGCGGAACGGAGAAGAGGAGTCAAAGGCGATTCATCGCCAATCGTCCACAAACATTTCACCGTCCCAACCGGCTTCCAGTCCTTTTCCACCTCAACCGGATCACCGAATGACAGCTTCCCGTCCGCGTCCCAGGAATATTCCACCTTGTAGAACTTCCCCAGCCCGGAGGCTTCCACGATCGCAAACGCATCGTAGATATCATTCACCCAGTAATAAACCGGGTTGGCGATCTCTACAGGCGCCGGTGGAGTATTCTTCGGGTTCATCATCACCTGCAACCCGGTTCGGATCTGATCCAATTGTTTTTGTAAGCTCTGTTCCATCGTTCCTCTTTTCTCCTTCATCCCTCTCCCCTTGGGGAGAGGTTAGGTGAGGGGTGTTTTTACCCGGTAACCTGTTCAATCGCGTCATGCACCATCTCAGTGACTTCCGGACCGTGTTCTTCCACATCGTCCTGCACCGTATGCCAGCCATGAGCTTCGTGCACCAGCGCCTGCACTTCCCTGTCAGCCACGATCCGGTTGTAATGGACTGCCTCCGTGGAACTCCCAACGACAGCCCCCGCACCGCCATTCGTCTCACGCACATTCCAGCTATTCGCCAGCTTCCGGGTTCGCTTATAGCCCCATTCACCTGTTGGATATTGCGTGCGGTAACCCTTGAACATCACGGCTGCAGCTTTGATCGCAGCTTTCACAGCCGGCGGGATCTTCCCGAAAATCCGCTGGATATCTTCAATGCCTTCAATCCTGATAGTTGGATCAGCCATTGCTTTTCCTTTTCGCCCCCCTTCGTGAAGGGGGGTAGGGGGGATTCATTTCAGCCATTTTTGCCCCCGGTCCCTGAGCTTGTCGAAGGGGCACTCTTCCGGATTACCCACCGTTGACCGCACCGGCATTCCGGATGCCATGGCGCCAGATTGTTTGGATCCAGCTCTTTCTCGTTCTTTTCATTGCAAACATCGCAAACCTTGTCATCTTCCGAGGTCTCGCCGATCGGGTACATCTCAATCCCGAAGGTAGCGATCTCATCGACAACACCTTTATCAGCCTGGTTGGCCGCCCGGGTCGTTTCCGTCACCGCGATCGTATGAGCGCGCTGCGCGTTGTAATACTTCTCCAGGTTGCGCCCGATCTCATCCACCGTTAGGCCGTCCCGGTAATAGCGCTCCACCTCTTTGGCGATCCCCTTGCGCGTCACATCGTCAATTTCCTTGACCTTCTCAAACGAATATGCCCGTGCCCAGTCCGTCGCCCCTTCATTCACCTGTGTCCAATCCACCCCACCGATCGGGGCCACTTCCAGGAACAGGTGTGCCTTTTCCATAAATATTTCTTCCAGCGTCTGCTCAAACACCCGCCGCAAACCCCGGTTCGATTCATCCCAGAAATCCTGGGGGACATTCTCAATTAGTGGCGGATCCCCGATCAGCTCCATCAACTTCTTAAGCTGACCCTTCCACTCGCCGCTCACCCGCTTCTCCATCAGCGCTTCAAACTCACGCCTGGACGGAAACGCATCCTTCGGCGGCTTCTTGGCTTTCAGCCCTATATCCTCAAGCGTGTTCCCCTGTACTACGTACTTTGGCTGCATGAATACTTCACCAATTTCTTCAACCGTTTTGCAGCCCTTGATATTTTCACGGATCTGCACATACATCCAATCCGGAATAATGTCAGTTTCAAATTCCACATCCGCAGATTTTCCGGCCTTGATAGCCTTGAATACCTTCCGCTTCCACCGCCCGAGTTCCTCGGAAACGGACGGGTTGCCCCCCTTCGTGAAGGGGGGAAGGGGGGATTCTTTACCATCACTCGCCTGATCCGCCGGATCACTTTCATCTTCTCCGGACCCTGCCGAAGGTGTCGAAGGCACCAACCGCTCCGTCCCATGCACAGCCTCAGCCGTCACGCCCGGAACCGGAGCCCCGTTCTTGATCACCTCAGCCGGGAACAACTTCCCGCGGTCATCACCCACTGGTTGATCCCCGTAATACTTCTTGCGGACCTCATCCACCGTGTGAGTGCGTGCGTACGCCTCCTCATTCCGCAGGTTCATCTCCTGGTCTTTCTTGCGGATCTCGTCGAACTCGCCCACCAGGTCATCCCCATAGGATGGCAAAACACTCATCGTGATCTTCTCACCCACCGACTGCATCAGCGGCCAGCGGGAGAATTCGTCAAACGTACTTTTACCGGCGGATGCGTTGGCTTCCGTCGCCGAAGTCGCCAGCATCGAAGCCAGCCCGGGCGCGAAAATCCCGAAGATCTCTTCCTTCGTCGCTGTCCGCACCGCGATATATTCCATGTCCTTCTGGCTGATCGAAATCGGGATCCACTCCACCCCGCCCTTGCCCGCGTTGCGCAGCATCATGATCGCCCGCTCTTTGGCTGCCTGTTTGGTATCTGCCTTCATCTGTTCCCAGTCGCTATCAATGATCGGGTCCGCGAAAGCCAGAATGCCCGGCAGGCGGCCGTTATTGTCGCCATACATCCGGGTATTCCATTCAGACATTTTCAGATCCCCCACCGAGATCATGTTGATCGCCTCAATCGGCGAAAGACCAACATAAGGATTTTTCGGATTGAACCGCCGGAAGTGCACAACCTCCCACGGTTCCAGAACCATCGAACGTCCCAGCCCGGCGTCAAACTTGTAGCCCTTGAGATACATCTTTTCGTCAGGCACCGGCGTCATGCAATGGGTGGGCAGCGGCCAGATCTCAACAGGCTGGCTGTTCTCGCCCATCCGGTTCATCCACCAGTATGCGTTGCCCGTCAGCGCCAGATTGGAAAACGTCGCTTCCATCAATTCAAAACGGCTGTCCATCGGGTTGGGCTTGCGGATCAACGACTCAAATTCATGGTTCGGGATATCCACCATAGACTCGCCGTCCATCCGGAAAACCGAGAATGACCCCGTGGCCGCGGACCGCGCCAGAATGGATATCTCCATCTGGATCCAGCTCAGCTTCTGGTACAGCCGCTCCTGAAACTCCACTGACGTACCATCCGGCACGTTGAACTTGTTGGCAGCGGCCAGGCTTTCCATCCAGGCTGGTATTCGGCCTGCACCGGCCTTTGTGTATCCCATCCGCGAAATGATTCCATCAAATAATTTCATCTGTAATCCCTTATGCGAACCCGATCAGCTCTTTGCCCCGCGGCTTCACCTCAGCCACCATGGCCAGCCCACCGCTGACCGAATCCACCTGGTCATCGTGTTTCCCCTTCGGGAAGTCCCGGCACTCGGAAATAAATTCCTTGATCCATGGGCCTTCCACCAACTTGACCTTCCCCTG